CGTGTATGTGTTGCCTAAATAAGTGCCTTGCAATCTGATTTTGCGAAGGGGCAATATCTTTCCATAAATCACGCTTGAAGTATTTTCTGGATTAAAAAGCCCGGTCTCATCAATCAACCTCAAAGTAGCACCGCCGCCGACAAAAGAATCTTGATTGCGATTGTAAGCTCTACGGACTTGTACTTTCAAAACATATTGAGAAACATCAATGACTTCATTTGCACTTGTGCCCAAAACCGAAGAATCCAACGGCGTTGCCGGATTGTCCAAAATAAGACTTGGATCAAAAACCGCACCATTTGAAAAGTCAATCGTTGCTTTTAAGACCGCGCCCATTAACGACCCAGATTCCCTAAAGTCACGGGATTACCTTGACGATTGAGGTCGCCGATTAAATTAGCGATATAAAATCCAAGGTCTTGTCCTTGAGTTAGGACAGAACCTTCAACGGTGACATACACATTTGGAGCGGCAGAACTTGCCATCATGCCTTCCGAAGCGTAATCAAAAGAGGCAAGAGATTCGGTTGCGCCTAGATTACCGGCTCCCATTCCAAAATTGAACTTGTCAAATTGCTCCGGTGTCATATTCATCAAAGCTTTTGAGAAGTCTGCAATGTATGAAAGATCATTTGGAATTTCTGCAATTGTTGGAATCTGCCGGGTGGGATCATCGGCGACACTTGTGCCGGTAGCTCTTGGAGTTAAGAAACCGGCAAAAGCGGCCGCATTTGCTTCTTTGGTTGCCGCGGTTACTTTGCCAAGACCTTCAATTCTTTTTGCATAGTGCGCCGTGTAAAGATTGTTCAATTCTTCCAAAGCATTCATTTGCTTGGTCACATCATCTTCTTGAAGTGCAATCAATGCTTTGACTCTAGTCTTGTCCTCATCCGATAATTTGCGGCTTAATGCAACTTGAAGATTGATTTTATCTGTGTCAAATTGAGATTCCAATTGCTTGCGCAAAAATTCATCCCTTTGGCTTTTTGCTTTTTCCAATGCGGCAAGTTTTTCTTGCTTAGCACGATCGGCGGCGGCTTTGGCGGCGGCTCTTTGCTTCGCTTCTTCGGCTTTTAATCCTTTGATAAAATCATCAAGTGCTTTTTTGCGATCGACTTCGGCTTGCATTTCGGCATTGCGTGCCGATGTGACTTGTCGCAGATTGCTTAATTCTATCGAAGTGGCAATTTGAGAAGCTTCTCCGGAATTCCTTAAAGCTCTTATATAGGTACCGACAATCGGAATCAATTCATACGCATACAAATCAATTTGAATGCCCAAAAGTTTATTCGTTTTGGCGACAAACTTATTTGTCGTTGAACCGAGCTCGCCAATGCCGGTGATGATCTTGCTTAATTCGGCGGCAAAGCCATCCATCTTTTTTGTTGCTCCTTCAATGCCACCTTCACTTGAAGCAAATTTGGTAAATGCTTCAATAAGTGCGCCGCCAATGACCTCACTTGCTTCGTCGGCGGCCACTTTTAATCTTGCAATTTTGCCTTCGACGGTATCGGCTTCGGCCGCGGCAAATCCGGCAAAATTACGGCGAAGCTCACCAAAAATTTTGTTAAAGTCTTTTGTCGCGAGAGTCTCTTTATCAAGTCCAACACCTAATTTTTGCAACGATACAAAATTGCCATCGACCGCTTTGGAGACCGCATTTGCAACGCTTCCCAAATCTTTTTGTGTTGCTTTTGCGATATTGACCGAGATGTCAAGAAGATCAAAAGCCGTCGTGACTTCACCCGTACTTCTCACGATGCGAGATAAGGCCGGCCTAAGCTGGTCATCCGACACGCCGGTCAATCGTTGCATTTTGTCAATTTGGCTTTCGGCCGCGGTCACTACCGCTTCGGATGCACCGGCAGAATTTTTAAGTGAGAGCGAAAGAATCCTTTGTGCTTTTTCATCGGCGAGCGCATTCTTGACCGAGACTTGCGCGAACTTAATCGATGCCGCCGAAAGAGCCGCGTATGCCGCAATTCCGGTCTTGGAGATTGCACCAAGCACACCGCCAAATTTTTCGGTGGATTTTGTCGCGCTCTTGATTCCCTTGTCATTTAATTTGGTAATAAATTGGACTACGACATCGCGAGTCAAAGCCATTTAATCACCGCGCCTTACAAAGGCAAAAAGTTTTTTGTCAAGCACATCTTGAATTTCATCTTGCACTTTGTCTCCGTGAATCCGTGCGGCCTTGTAGATTAAGCGTGGTCGATGACCGTGATCACCCTTTTTGGTAATTCCACGCCGAAAATCATTGGGCGCATTTGGATTTCTTGATTTCATATCTGCACCTTTGCGAGGTGTATCGGGCTCGGCTAATTCATAAATAATTCCGGGCACCGATTTATTGCTTAAAGCAATTGCATTGACTTTATTCAAGCCGCCGCCGGGAGCTCTTTCTTGGCTTGATTTGGATGTCGAAATTTTGATGCCTTTGCGCATCTTTGCCGAATCCCATACCCATCGCACATTTGAAGCACGACCACGATGCTCTTTATCATCGACCCATCGCGAGCTTGTATAAGTAGGCTCAACCGTTCGCCAACCACTCAAGGCAGGATCACCCGGTACAAAGCCGCGTGCGGTGCGTTGCACCGGTCGGATGACACGCTTTAGAGATTTGAGAAAATCCTTTTGAAGATCCGGGCTCAAAGTTTTAAGGTCTTTCAATAGTTGCTTGTAATCTGGCACAAAGATCGCCTTGTCTGCCACTATCTTCTCCTAACTCTTGGAGCCTTTTTCACTTGCATACGCTCTCGCAATATATTTTTTATTGAAGAATATATCGCCGGATCACATTCAAGAAGTGCATTTGGTGCGATGCCGGTCAAGACCGCCACGGTCGCTATTTCGTAGAGCTCTCCGTGACGGTCAATCCATTTTTTGCGTTCGCATCAAAATTCACATCCTCGATTGTCTCAAGCCACTTATCAAAATCCAATGGAGTCTCACCTTTGGCTTTTGCTAAGAAGTGAGCAACCCAATACAGATCACTCTCTCTTTGCTCCTCGGCAATACGCTTGACAAATCCACATTGAAAGTTTGACTCAAATGCCGCTTTTGATGCGGCCGAGATGTCATACTTTTTTGCGGAGCCGTCAAGATAGATCACTTCAACTTGCCACATATAGATCCCTTCCTTCTTTTTTGTTTTAAGCTGAGGTGCTCTTAGTCAAGGCGGTCACCGGAAAAGTCACCGATGCCGTGCTTGGAGAATCCGGCGTGGCCTGAATTGGTTGCCATGATCCAATGTAGCAAGACATGGTGTAAGACGGATTTGTCGCGGTGACCGTGCCGGTGACCGGGATCAATTTAATATTTAATTTTGTGCCGAGTGCATCCTCAAAAAGTGAGTTCACACTTGCGGCCGCGAAATCATTGAAAAGCTCTAAAGACAAAGAACTTGCCTCAAGGCCGCCAATGTAATTTCTTGAAGTGTTGGTCATGCTTGTAATTTCAACGGCTTCAACCTCTCGATTAAGTGTCACCGATGAGACAAAAGTAGAAATCGTGGTCGTGCCAACTATGACGGCGACCTGATTTCCCATGAATATGGCCATATTTTTCCTTTCGTTAGCCGATCACTTCAACTTGATATCGATATGCGAGCATATCGGCTCCAGCATTTGTGATCGTTCCTGCGGTCGCGGTCGTGACTCGCAAGGTTGAACATGCTCCGCCTAGTGTTTTGTCTGCTTCGATCGCGGCTTTTATCGAAGAAGAACCCGATCCGGCCAAATACCCATCGAGCTTGTTTTGCCCTGCTCGCTCACTCATCCGGCCGACGATGAGCAAGATTTCAATTTCGGCCGTGTCTAATCCACGCGCCATTGAAGTATCAAAAACCAAATCCAATTGTCCTACTACGGCCGCCGGCAATGGCACCGAATCCGGGATGATGTCAAAGCATCGAAGGCCGGTGATCGTGGTCAAATTTGTTTTGAGACCATTGCGCACATTTGAAGGCACCATGCTCATGCCAAGGTCTCCCTCTTGTAAGCCCTGACCATGGCGGTGATATCTCGACCCAATGGGCTCATTCTTATTGCACCAAGATCACCAAGGCCAAGCACACCGCCGGGAGAGTCTTTGCGCTTGTAAAGATCGGCGGTCAAGATAAGACAAGCTGTTTCAATGTCATCGGGTACGGCCGGCCATCCCCATTTGGCGGTCACTTCAATGCCGGGTCTTAGGCCATTTGAAAAGAGACCGGGAAAGATTGGGAAAGTGTTGATATTGGAGACAATTGTGATTTGTGTAAAAGGTCGATTTAAGGATGGCGCGGTTAGCGGATCCATCACATAATCGGAGTCTAAAGTGAATGTGGTCTCAAATACCCCATCACCATCTTCATCAACTTTGACAATCAATCCGGTCGTGCCGGAGATGTCATCGGTGAAAAGAAATACCGGAGAAGATGCGCGATATTTTCTTGCGCTCGCCGCGGCATCAATATAGAAGCGACGATTGGCAATGCGATCAATGGATCGTGAAGCTGATTCGATTAAAGATTCTAAAAGAGTGTCATCTACTGAGTCAATGATTGACAGAAATGTTTTTGCTTGTGCAAGTGTTGCGTATCCGTTAGTTATGGCCATGATCAATCCTTTCGTGTATCAAATCAAAAAGGGGCTCAATTTGCATTTGATAATTTTTTTGGGTTGCGCATGTGTCGATGCGTGTGATGCTCCGTATCACATTCAACTTCATCATCGCCTCGCAATTCAAAAAGATTGATCATGGGTTCATGCGATGAGAGCTCATCCGGAAGGGTGACAAGCTCTCATCAATCAAGTGAGCTTAGAAGCTCGGTGTCGCCAATCCGGTGCCATTGATTGCGGCAATTGCGCCCGGGTAACGAAGTGAGGTAAATGCGGAATATCCAAAGAGCACGATATTGATGGCAACTTTGCCAGCCGGCTCCTCGAACTTCACATAGGTTGGAGCTTCTTCCCATAGGTGACACTCATTCAAATCAACGACATAAATCGCATCTTGATTTGTGCTCGTTCCGAGATTTGTGGCCACATTCGCATCGGTGATGATTGGCAAGCCAAGAAGTGAATATCCTGAATTTCCGTAAGACGGTAATCCGGTACCCACACCCATTGCATTTTGTGGATTGTTAGCGGTTGGAACTACGAGTGGGCGATTGCTTCCATCAAGGCCGGCCAAGAAGAATCCAAGACGACGAGGATGCATGATAATCGCATTTGGTGATGCGTAAATTGTTGATTGAACTTGTTGAATTGCATCGGCAATCTTAGGGAACACGCCGGCCACGGTGCCCGTGGTTGCGGTGTAAGTTACCAAAATGCCGGTGGTCATTCCTGCAAGTCCTAATGGTTGGCCATTTGAGCCGGTGCCATTAAGAAGTGAATTATCGAGCTTTGTATTGTAGGCGCGAATCAAGTCACCCAATACGATGTTTTCAATGTTATATCCGCGCATCAAAGCTTGCTTGGATACTGAGTTTTGACCGGCGATTGTGTTGATGTTCACGGTTAAGGTCGTGTCATCGGGATCTTGTGAGACGGCGGCGGTGTTTTGTGAAGTTTGATAAGCAACATCCGTGCCGGTCGTGATGCGAGATATGACCACACTCATGCCCTGTTGCGGCATTACATGCTTGCGTGCGGCATCGGCAAAAGGTCGGCCGGCGCGTGCAAGCGGTGCATATAGATCCACAAGGTATTGCGGTACGACAAGGCCATCAAATGATGATGTTGAAGCCGCACGCATCTCAACTGACATTTCATTTTGATGGCGTTGAATGCGCTCGCGTGCTTCGTAATCGTTACCAAATTGAGCCTTCATTGCATCATTTAAGAAATTGCCGGCGGTGCGCTCGGAATATGTCAATTCTTCTTTAATGACATAAGCTGGAGAAGCTGATCTTTTTTCGCTCTTTGGCGCGGATGCATCTACCTTTGCGGCTAGATCGGCGGCCTTAGAATTGCGCAATTCGATGTCAGAAATTTGTTCGATTCTTTCATCAAGTTTTTTGATTTCGGTATTTAATGCTTCGACATTGACAAGCTCGACCTCGGTAAGATCGCGCACTTCTTCGGCGGCGCGTTCTACGATTGACTCGATCATCGATGTCTTGCTCTCACGCTTTTCACGCAATGAGTCAAGAAATGCATTTGACATATTGATCTCCTATTTTTTCGATGGGTGTTGGATAGCGAAAAGGTGTCGATCGCCATCCGAAGCGAGGTGTCGCATTTGCGAGGTGTCGCATCTAGGGTCGAGGTGTTTTACGACTCGCCTAGATTATATCGCACACTTTTGATTTTTTCTAAAATGTCGAGTGCTTTTTTTTTGCGTGTTTCGATCATCACCCATGCATTGCAATAGTAATTTGCAACGACTTGATCATCCCATTTTGTGCAATAGTCATTTTCAAAGAAAATGCAATTGCCGCAATTTCTGCCATCGGGTACATCCTCACTTGATGCCGGCCGATAATTTTCGGGCAATGCTCGAGTATTGCGATTTTCTGAGATGTTGATTGCGGTCAATTGATCTTTGGCTTGTCCTTGTGTGCGATGGCATCCCATAAGCTCTTGTGTGCCTTCTTTAACTACGGCAAAGCCGGAGCACTCCGGATGATCGGTCAAAATTAAGTAAGGCATCTAAGCCTTCAATTTTGCCAAAATATCCCGGGCTTGATCCAAGCGCGGTGAATCCACATCCGTCGATTGGCGCATCCCGGTCACCGAAGCAAGATCCCCATATGCTCCAAAAGTGACAAGTGAGACTTCGGCTAAGTGTGCTTTTAATCGCTCGACTACGCCATCGGCACGCTTGCGATTTTTTAATGGCATGAACCCAATTGACAGCTGATCGAGGGCACCGTCGCGCACAAGCTCAAGCACTTCGTCTCCGGCTTTTGTGTTGGAGATTCTAAATTCACCATATAAACCCTTGTCGGTCTCGCGAAGTAAAGTAGCCCGGCCTAGTGGGAAAGCATTTGCATCATGGCCACGGAGTAATTTCACACGGAAAGCGGCTTTGACCACATCGGCAAAAGCACCTTTGCGAAAAACCTCGGTCAATCCCGGAGCAACTCTTTGCTCGACATCATAAGGCACCGCGATGCCGGTAATCGTGCGACCATCACCATCGGCACGATATTCAAGCTCGGCAATAAAGCTCCGATTTTCAACTTTGGAATCATTCGATATTGACATCGGCTTCTCCTTCGGTATCGATTTCATTTATATCCGGTGAATCAATTT